TAGCAGTTGGATACTCGCTATCAAGTATGGCGAGTTGCTCATTAGTCCAAGTTCTCATAAGCATATCAATAAAGAGAGGAAACCATTAGGCTTCCTCTGTGTTATCGTTTTCAAGTTCTTTCAATCTCTCATTGAGTTTCTTTTGTTTCTTGTCGAAAGAAGCAGCAAGCTGCTTACTAAGTTCAGTGTAATCATCAGGATATTGCTCTGCAAAGAGAATATTTTGACATTTCTGCATACAGGGATAGAACATCACATCATTACTTGAAAGATTGTTAGCAATAAAAGCGCGGTACCATTGATTACGATCAACTTGGTTGTTCTTCACGTATTTAACAAAATCAGACTCTTTCTTATAAGTAGAAAGTTTTAGTGTTTCCAAATATTTACTACTACAATTCCGGAGAATCATTACATCGAACACAGTTTGTTCATCAACGGATAACTCTTTATTACGCTTATAATAGGGCTTTTCCTGTGCCCATTTTCTCATAGTTTCAGAACTCTTCTCGATTACCTTATCCTTAGCTTTCTTCAACTTTTCATTTATCTTCTCCCTTTCTATATCTTTAGGATCTGCAAGAGCTGAAGTACTGGAAGATAGTTCTTTTCTTATATAGTAGTATTCTACATCAAATTCAGGACAATAATAATTCCACAATGATATACAACGATAAATCTCACCATCCTCAAGCATTTTTTGAGTACGCTCATCATTTTCAGCATACCAACACTTACCCTTAAATACTTCATCCGGATTTATCATTTCAAATCCAAGACTTCTAACAGCTTCGAGTGTTTGTTCCAAGAAAGCTTTTCTCGAATCACTGCAATAAGTGTCAAGTTTAGTCTCCATTATAACAGTTTTTCCAAATGAAAGCGGTTCACCAGCTTTAACAAGGAACTCACTTTCAAGTTGAATTTTACGTATCAGATAAGCTATCTGTTTTTTTCTAAAGCAATCAGGATTGATGCATCTTGCATTTTTATTATTCATTTCATAGAATAGACAACCGTGATTGACAGTGTTGTTCTCACATTGTGCACATGGTTTAAATTCCCCGTTATCCCAATTATCTGCATTTTCTTCAATCCAATCAGCTTTATCAATTTCAAGAAAAGAACTGCCTACAAACCTTCGAATCATATCTGTACTGCACTGGTTCGAATTCCCTTTATGAAATTCCATTTGCGAGCTATCTTCTAATTTAGAAAGAATCATAGCACCGGATAATGGTATATCTCCATTTCTTACACGATCTTTCAGTTCCGGAATAAGACCATTTAGCTTTATACGATCAAAAACAAAGCGAGTAGACTTTCCGAATTTAAGAGCGATATCTTCCAAAGTCCGTCCTTTCTCAGTCAACTGTGCAAAAGCAAAAGCTTCTTCGATGGGATCAACATCTTTTCTTTGAAGATTCTCGGTAATCATTGCTTCAAAAGCCTCATCATCTGTCATCTCTCTGACAATGCAGGAAATTGTTTGAAATTGCTCGGACTTTTTCCGGTGGGCCTTGATTTTAGCAACATTCTCTTTATCTTCCTTTTCTTTCAATAATGATACAGCACGGAAACGACGCTCACCACAAACAATCTCATACGAACAAGGAATTGTTGTGACATCACCAGTTTCTAAGTCAGTCACATCTTCAGATTTGGCTACTCTGACAGTGATGGGCTGCAATAAGCCTTGTTTCTCAATGTTACTTGCAAGCTCTTGAAGAGCTGCTTCATCAAAAGTCTTTCTCGGATTCAAAGGAGAAGGACTGATAAGGTCAATTCTAATGTTTTGTACTTCCATAATTTAATTATATTGGTTTGACTTTTAGTTTATTACATCAGTAAAGTTATCGTAAAATGACAAGTTATGCAAACAGATACTTCGCCATTTTAGCGCCATTTTCATTGAGGTTTATTACGTATTTGAATAAATCCTCTTCTTTCAGTTTCCCGAAGAAGTTCCATATCTTCTTCTCGTATTTCAGCAGGAGTTTCACCGTTAACACTTCGATAAGTTCCAATACCGAAACGCTCTCTGATACGAGCAATTTTATCCGGATCTTTAGTAACCCAGTAAATTATAACTTTCATAGTAGCTATATTCTACGGCTCTCGCCACACAGGGGGAGAACATTAAACGTTTTAAAGCGATCCACTAATCTTGGCCCAAAACGTTTCTTAAATTCGGCTATGCCAAGATTCGATGTTATATGATACTTCTTGCCGTATTGCTGAAAAATCTCATACCGGGCATAAAGAAATTCATCAATAACTGAATCGAGGCTGGTACCATACGATTTTTGATTTTCCGTTTCCAGACCGATATCATTCAAGCAGATATTAAAAGGATTTGGCTTAAATCCTTTGGATTGATTCTCATTGTAAGTGTACAAGTCAATATGCCCATGGATTTTATAATAATTCATCATTTGAGTAACAGACAAGTTTTCAAAAGCATTGGGGTTACAAGTAAGTTTCAAATAATCTGCAAAAATCTGCATCAACATTGTTTTCCCGGTGCCAGGTTCACCAACAAGCAAAAGATTCTTATGAACCTTGTAATTCTCTTCCGGAAACACATTTTGAGCATACTGACATCCGTTGAAATAGTACAGAAGAAACTGAATTAGTTTAGAGTTGTTATCATCAACATCAAATTTTCTAAACTCCCGTTCCGTATAATCCGTACCAAGGTTAGAAATTAAATTCCAATGGCTGTAATACTCTTGCGTATCAGTTAAGTCATATTCAGAAACGTTCTGAATACTTTCTTTGTGCCTTTGTATCAGATTCTCTATCTGTTGGAGCGTCAGCTTGCGCTTGCCGGCTTCCTTCTCCATCAAATTTTGAAGCTTGCTTGATAGATTCTTTTCCTCTTCCGTCATGGTCTAATTCATTTTTTCGATTTTCACGTATGCGATCCAGTATCCAAAGGTTTGCTTTGGAATCCCACCGTTCAATTTTCACTCCATTGGCACCCTATCGAGTCAAAGTGATTAAAGAATATTTCTGCTTGCTCTTGCCAATCATCTAAACGTTCCGGAGCATTTTGCTTTATGAAGTGTTGGATAACCTCATCAAGCGTAGGAGCAATAAATTCTTTTGCGACTCTTTTAGGTTTCTCCGGTTTAGAAGGTGGAAAAAGCTCGCCAGAGCTACTTTCTTTCTTACCCCCTTTAGGGGGTTCTTTCTTTGTCTTTGTCTCTGTCTTATATTCTTCTTTAGGGGGTATGGGGGAGTTTTCTATAAAAGGTGCACCTAAAGGGTACCCTAAAGGTGTCCCTAAAGGATGCCGTAAAGGTGGTATATTCTGCATACCTTTTTGTACACCTTTTATAGAATAGGTTGATTTATTGCC